GATATTGATCAGGTTGCTGACGGCGGCCAGTCCGGCCTTGTCAGGCCCCCCTGGAAGCTGCGAACTCGACAAGTCCTTAATCAGCTGCAGGTACTTGACGCGGATTTCATTGAACGCGGCGTCTGCGCTATTGCCGGTCGCCTTCAGCAGATCGTTGTTGACCTGCTCAAGCCCCTTGGCGTTGCTCTGTTCCAGTTTCTCGCCGGCAGTCTGCGCGGTGACAATGTCCTGCGCCGCTGCCAGGCCGCGCAAGAGCGCGATCTGTTGCGTCGTGAATAGATTGACGTTCTTGCCAGCCGCAAGGTACGCATTGAGTGCCGCAGTCGCTGTATCGGTGCCCTTGGCCGCGCCCGTCTCGGCGTTCTCCAGTTCCTGCTGCGCCTTCAGCAGACCCTGCGTCAGTTCCAGCTTTTTCGCGTCGAAAGCAGATTCCGCAGGCTCCTTTGCCAGTCGTTCGTCGATGGCGGCGATGCGATCCTCGATGTCGGCGCGCGCCTGCGCGGTGAGGTTTCCCTCCTTCTCAAGCGCGGTCAGATCGGCCCGCTGCTGCTTGAGCAGCTGCGTCTGCCGGGTCTGCGAAACGTAGCCGGCAGTCTGGTCCAGGATCTCCTTGGTGTGCTCGGCAGTCTTTGTGGCCGCATCCTTCTGCGCTGCCGCCTCCTCGGCGGTATGCGCCGCTGCGACAATGGCGGGGTCTGTGGTGCTGGCTGGGGTCGTCGCAGGCTTGGCCGGACGTTGCCCTTGCCCGGCAGCTGTGAGGCCAGCTACATCGAGCGGTGCTACACCAGTGAGCTGCCCAAGCAAATCGCTGGTCTTATGGTCGCTCGCATAGGTTACCAGGCCAGTTAGCGCGGTCAGCAGGCCTGTGAGCTTTGTTCGCGCGGCATCGACTGTGCCGGTCTCGCCGAACGACTTGATCAGCCCTTCCCAGGCATTGCCGAGCGCAAGGCTGGCCTTCTGCATGTCGGTCAGCGGCGATACCAAGCCCTTGGTGCGCGTCTCCAGCGCCGTCAGAAGGACGCCCAGTGCGCCTGCACGGTCGCCGGTGCGCTGGAAATCCTCAATCTGCAGCTGCTGGCTGACATTCAGAATGCCGAACTGGTCATTCAGCTGCTTGGCCGCCGCCGCAGGATCGGTCAGCGCCTCGGCAAGCTTCGATGCGGCCTGCGGTGCTGTGACGCCCAAGAGGGTCGCAAAACCGCCCACAAGCGCCGTGGCGCGCCCGAACGTGTCCGCGGTGACGCCCGGCACACGCGCCAGCTGGTTGATGATCGCCTGCGCCTCACGCTCGGAGGTGGCGGGCAGCTTCGCCAGCGTGTCGACGTAGGTCTGAACCTGCGCGTTGCTGAGGAGCGCCGCGTTGCCGGTAGCAGAAAAGCTGGTCTGGATCAGCCGCGACCCGCGATCCAGCGCCTCGGCCGTCTCCGTCAGTTTCGTCAGGACGATCAGGGCGCCGGCGGCCGCCGCAGTGGCGATGACAATCGGGTTTGTCAGCAGTTTGAACGCCAGGGCGGCGATATTGGTGTTCTGGCCGAGAATCGTGACCGAGCTCGCCAGGCGGGAGAAATTGCCATTGGCGACCTCGCGGCCGATCGTCGTGACCTCGCGCGCCACGGTACCGCTGCTGATACCGAGGCTGGCCATGAGCCCTGAGGCCTTCTGGCTGTTCGCCGCCAGCAGATCCTCGGCCTTTGCCGCAGCCTTGGCCGCCGCTTCATTCTCCGCCCATTTCTCGATTTTGGCCGCGATCGCCGCCGCCTGCTTCTGCTCGGTCGACGACAGGCCAAGCGTGCTGGCGATGTAGGCCGCCTGCTCGGACTTGTTCTTGCCCAGCAAATCCAGCTGCTGCTGCAGTTTCTGCAGGTACTTGGACCCGGATGTTGTCGCTGTGTCCTGGCTGACCCCAACCGCCTTGTATGCCGTCGACATGGTGGCGGTCTGGGCGGCGATTGTGGCGGCTGACTTCGCCGCGGCAGCGTTGCTGGCAGCGATGCGGTCCGTAGCACTGGCTGCGCTGTCTGCCGCTGAGGCAACGTCCGACAGGGCCGAACTGCTGGCCTTCGCGGCCGATACCTGCGCGAGGCTGGCGGCGACCATGGCCTTGATGCGGGCCGCCGCGGAATCCTCAGACTCGGCGAACCGGTCCGTATTGGATGCCAGCTGCGCGGTCGCGCTGGATTGATTCTTGAGGCTTGACGCTGCGGATGCGCTGGACTTCGCCAGGCTGCCGATGGCCGTATCGGCGCGCTCGGCCGATGCGGCCATTGAATCTAGGCTGCTGTCGGCACTCTTCGCCTGCGTCGAATCGACGACGATCTGCAGGCTTGCGACTTCAGAATTAATCGTCATCGGTTTTCAGTATTGCGTCGAGCCTGATGATGGCCATCGATTCCCATGGAGCGAGCACGCGATCATTCAGCGCGCACCAGCTGCACAGCTCTGAGTAGGTGATCGGTGTTCCGGCGAACCCGTTGCGTATCTCGAGCAGGTAGCCCAGTTCCGGCGGAAGATTGTTCGGCGCAACGCCTAGGCGCTGCGCTGCAAGTTGAGCGTTTCCTGCCCCGGCGCGTCGCTGGACGGCTGCCCAGGCGTAGAGTTCGTCGAGGCGGGGCCGAAAAAACGGTGTACCTGCTCGCACAGGCCCTGAATTTGCGCGCCGATGCGCGGCGCATTGGTCAGGAATTCGCGCAGGTTGGCCGGCGTGAACTCTTCATCAAAGTTCCAGCCCGTAATCAGCGCCGCCTGGAAGTCCAAGAGGTAGCCGGCGGCCAGAATGTCGGCGGCGTCCCGGTCCTCCATCGCGCCTATCTCTGCATTCCGACGCACCAATTCGGCCGAAGCAGCTCGGTAGGCCTTGGAGTCCTGGCCGACGATCCTAATGCGCCCTTCCGTTGGCTCATTATTGGGACCCAACAACGGAACTTCGACGCCCTCTTCCGAGCGCGGCACCGTGTAGAAATCACTCGCCTTCATTCGGCTACCTTTTGAAGTCTGGACACAACGCTGTCTGCGTGCTTTCCGCCTGCCTGCGCTGCGTTGAAATCGATGATGCGGGCAGATCGATCCTGCGCCAGCAGCCGCTGCGCGCCGCTGAAATACAGCTCGATCTGCCGCTGTGTGTACTGGCCGATGCGCCGCGGATCATGTCCTGCGGCGATTAGGGTGCAATAGATGTCACGCCACCTGGTGCGGGCCTTCGCACGCCCCTTGCGCTCTTCAGGCTCTTCAGCGGCGATGAATATCACGCCGTTCAGATGGCGCCACGTCTTGATCAGTGTGTCCAGATCCGGCTGCGGTAGCCCTGCTACGCGCAGCGGATCCTTGTCCACGGAAGCGGCAATGACCGGGATGGCGGCCTGAAGATCAGGCGCGCCATTGTCGATCGATGCCGCCGCGCGAGAGGCGGTTGCGTGGAATCGAATGGATTCCAGCAGCCCAAACTCTCGCATTGTCCAGACCTCCTGCCCAATGGGGACCGGGATGTCCGGGTTGAGGATTGAAAGATCATCCTCGCCGCGCTTCGCGCGCGGCCGAACCAGTCGCGCCATTTGCTACGAAGCGGGCCCGGTCAGCAGTCGGCCGAAGCCGCCGAAGCTGCTGTTTGCAGCATTGATGCTGTCGTACAGAACGGAGGCCGTGAGGTCGAAGCCACCCCAATCATCATCGATCAGGCCGAAGTCCTTTACGGGGTCGAACTGGCAGCGATACAGCTCCGCAATCACAGGCTCGCCGGTATTCGTGTTGATCCCGTCGAAGGTGACCCACCGCTCCGGCGCCTTGACGGTGCTGAACATCTGCAGCGCCGATGCGTTGCCGTAGGTGTAGTTGAGCTTGAACGGCTGCGTGTACGATCCGACGCCGATAAGCGTGATCAGCCCCAGCGTTGCAGAGGTAAGCACGTAGTCAGTGCCGAGCACCAGCGTTGCTGGCGTGCCGGCGCTGTCATGTACGACCAGTGAACTGATGAACTGATGCGCCGTTTGAATCTGGGCGCCGGCAATCAATCCCGTCGGTGCCACCTCGTTTGTAACGGTCGAACCCGTCACGGCAGCGGAGGCGCCATACAGCGCCAAGGCGAGAGGTTCCGGCAGCCACTCATCAAGCGTCATTTCCAGAGTCGCGGTTTTGCTCTTCTGCAAGGTTCCGTAGAGCAGGCGCGAGCCTGAATATGATTCGTTCTTGTTCGAATTGTTCACTGCCAGCGCGGCGCTGCACTTGCTCACGTTGCCGAGCCATGTGCGTGCGCCGGGAACGCCGGTCGTCGTATTGCGGACAGCCGTATACACCTTGCCTTGCAAGGAAAAAAGCTCGGTCATTGCTGTGACTCCAGGTGAGTACGCAGCGCGCGGAATGCGCGCCGGATTGGGAAATTAGCTGCGGTCGACGACTGCGTTGAACGTCACAGACAAGTTGCAGTACTGCCAGCCGCTGACGTTGTCGCGGACGCGGCCGAGTGTTCGGGATTCAACCCAGAAGGACTGACCGTGCGAGGAAAAGCGCGAGCGGGGCGCGAAGTAAGCCTTCAGCTGATCCGCCATATCGGTTAGCGCTTGCGTGCCGAGGTTTGGCGGATAGTTCAGATCGACTTGGAGGATGTATTTCTCCTTGTCGACCGTTTGCAGCGACTGATCACTGCTGACCGGCATCAGCCACAGCTGCGCCCACGGTGCTTGCGCCGGCTTCGTAAAGCCGCGGCCTTCAAAAGCTGTGGGCAAATCTGTCCCGGCGTCGTCCCATGCTTGGTTGACGGCGCTGACGATCGCTGAGCGGGACATTTATGGGCTGTTGGTTGCCTGGAGTATTTCGGCGATGCGCGCCATGTTGATGCGCACCATTCCGGCCGGAGCCTGTTTGCTGTAGCCACCGACACTGCGGATTTCAAAATGGCCGGGAACGCGTCGCTTTCCCTTGCCGGCCGCCTTCACCCATGTGCCGCGCTTTGGGGGGTCCGGGTATTCGCCGAACTCAAGAACTTCACTGTAGGGAAGATTGTTCGTGAGCCATGTCTTGCTGCCAGCGCCGCCCATGTTCGCGATAACTTCGGCGATGGCTTCCGATCCGCTCTTATCGATCCGGTTCACTTTGCCGGATACTGGCTGTTCGACGCTGGTCTGCCAGTTACCGCGAAAGAGGCCTGTGTCGACGGGCGACCCCAGGATCACGCCGCGAAATAACGCCAACGTGACACCGCGAACCCGACGGTCAATATCGGTCTTGGTGCCGGCTGCGAACTTCGCGACAGCATCCGAAAAACGGCCCACTACCCGGCCAGGTGCAGGAAGTAAACGAGTGGCGTTCCCGCCGGATTGACGGCGTCAATCGCAATGATGGTGAAGTCC